GGAGCTGAGCTGGCTTCAAGAGCTTTGAGAGAACATCAAAGCTGTAGCTAGAACGCATTGCGCGGCGGATATAGACCTTGACGGTGCTCTGAGAGGTGATTACCTGCTCAACACCCTCTCGTGCACACGCTTCCATGAAAGCTGCTTCTGCATCACGCTTTTCACGATTTGCTTTTTCCGCAACTGCACGCTTCTGCACGAGCTCGGATGCGGCTTGAGCTGCGCTGAGTTTTGATGGTTTCTTGGTGGTTTTCATTTTGTTCCTTTTTGGGTTTGATTATTTGGTTTTCTTAGATACGCACGATGGGCAAAATGCGTGCACTGTGCTGAGTTTGTCTTTGATAACAAACTCCCACTTGCCGTAGAAGTGTCGGTCGTCAGCCATGTCCAGGATGAGCGAGTCGACATCTGTGTAGCAATATGCTCCTGAGTTATCGCAGGTGTAGCAATGAGCCCTAACAACCTTTTCGCTGCCGGCCATTTCGGCCCTGAGGCTTGCACCGTTGAATCGTGCACTTGCATAGAGACTCTTCATTGACTTTCCTTTTGCTAATAGTGGTGCCTTGAAATGTACAAGGGCCAAGGGTGAATTGCAACTACTAAATAAAATTTGTTTAATATTTATTTATTTGGTGATATATCACTAAAAAGGGGTGTCTTCCTCAAAGGATGCGCTGAATATGGTCGAGAATCGCATGATATCGGGCAGCTTTTTCAGCTCAGAATAGTTAATTGAGAGCACATTCCGACCTGCCACTTTTGTCTTTGCTATTAAACCCGCGGAAACAAGCTGTGAAATGCACTTTTGGACCGCTCCCTCAGTAACCCCAAGGTAGATGGACAGGGCTCGCTGGGTGGTGTGGGGGTTCTCTGAAATAGCCACCAGAGTCCGTCCTAGGGCGTTTAGAAGGCCGATTTCGTCTGGCCGGGCGTACGATATCAGCCGGTGCTTCTGGAGCTCGTCCATAACGGCAAGCTTGACCTCGTCGGCCATCTTGGGGTCTATCAGCTTATTGATTGACTCAACGAGCGCATCAGCGATGACGTGGCGCTTGTACTTGTTCTCATCCTGGTCCACAGCTACTCCTTGACGCGAATTACACATGTGTTATTATTTGACAACAACAACAACAGAGTCAAATGGGGAGACCACATGACAGTGTTAGGTGACAGGTTAGCAAAGCTTTCTACATCAAACAAGCACATACCTTGTCCGATGGCAAAGCTTCTAAAAAGTTTGGATACAGATACGGCTGTTGCTCTTATTGACGTCATGTCAAAAGAAGAGATACCAACACGCACAATCCACCAAGAGCTTCACAATGCCGGCATCCCGATAGCTAGGGAATCAATCCAGGTGTTTAGGAAGAACAATTGCGCATGTGCAAATGAAGATAAGTGCAACATCAATGAAATAACCAATGGGGGAACAAAGTGACTAAACCAAACAACAAAATCGCAGCTGGTGTTAACAAGATAAAGCAAGACCACCAGAAAAAAGAATCAAGCAAGAAGATGCTTAACGCAATCGAGCAGATGATATCTAAAAAGGGAATTGACTTTGACAGTATCGGAAGCATAGACAGAATCTCTCTGTACCAGACTGTTACCAAGGACGAAGAGGGCAACACTGAGATTCACGACCTTCAAGCTGTTCAGCTTTCTCCAACGTGGGACAGCGGTCCACAGTGGAAACTCCCAGAACCAGGGCCTCTGTTGCAAATACAAAAGTCAACAGTTGCTCCGAAGAAGAACACAAGCCTAAAAATGGCACTGATAGTTCCTGATATCCAGTTCGGTTATTACCGTGATAGAGACTTGAACTTAGTGCCTACTCATGACGAGCGTGCTATCGCTATTGTTCTCGCTGTTGCAAAGCGATACCAACCAGACCAAATCATTTGTCTGGGAGACAATCTTGACTTGCCAGAAATGAGCAAGTACAGACTGAGCCCGGCTTTTGCAAACACAACGCAGGCATCAATTGATAGAGCGACAACATTCTGCGCAGAGATGCGAGAAGCTGCTCCTCACGCAAAGATAGTTTGGCTTGCCGGCAACCACGAAGAGCGCTTGACGAATTACTTGCTTGACAATGCAAAGGCGGCATTCGGAATCAATCGTGGCAATACCCCTGAAGGTTGGCCAGACTTGTCAGTTCCAAACCTCTTGCGCATGGATGAGTATGGAGTGCAATATCTTGATGGGTACCCAACTGGTTACTACCTCATCAATGACCAGCTTGCATGTATACACGGAGACAAGGTTCGCTCTAACGGGTCAACTGCTCACATGTATCTAAACGCAGAGAAGCTTTCAGTTATCTACGGCGCGGGATAGATGTCTACGGACGACCAAAGACAGTCGTAGAGAATTGGCAACAAGGGTTCGCTCTCGTCCACTTCCAGTCAACTGGCAAGCAGTTCTTCAACTACGAGCCGGCGATGATATACGACGGTTGGTGTATCTTCCGTGGAGAAGAGTTTGATGGCAGGAAGTCAAAAGCTCCTACCCTGAAGCCGGTTAAATAACCTCGTTAGATAAACGGCGCGTAATCCAATCCATGTTTCTTAGACCCTGCTTATAAGAAAGCTCTATATGACAACAATACTGGCAATACAGGGAGACGGCTTCTGCATGGTAGCCACAGACTCTCGCATAGTGGATATAGACAGCTCAGGTGTAGGTTCAGCCTCGGTATTGGGGGACAACATCAAGAAGGTCGTACAGAACGGACCGTACTTGATAGGAGCAGCTGGAGATGTTCGAGCAATCAACATCGTCTCGTTTGCTTTCAATCCCCCGATACCCAAGGTAACGCTCAAAGGGAACTTGTTAGACAAGTTCATAACTAATGAGTTCATACCGGCTTTACGTAAATGCTTTGAGGAAGCTGGATACGCAACATCGGCAAATGAGTCCACAAAGCTCGCTGAGTTTGATTCCCAGATACTTGTTGTCGTTAATGGCCAGGCTTATGTGATTGGTGGGGATTACTCATGGGCAAGCGACTCAAACGGGTTGTATGCACTTGGCTCAGGTTCTGCTTATGCGATGGGTGCGATGTTGGCAATAGTTCCCACAAAGAGGCACAACATAGCCTGTAAGAACTTCTTGCTGAAGGCCTTAGGGATAGCCACAAAGTGTGACCCGTTCACCGGACCTCCGTATCACACACTGATACAAGAGCGCCAGCAAATCAGGACGCGCACTAAAAAGTAGCCATAATAGTTTCTACACAAAAGAATAGGGGTAGAAACATATGAGCGAAATTGAATCAGAAAATGTATCTATAGAGACTAAAGAGGAAAGAGACTCTAAGAATAAAAGTGTAAGAAGAAATTTACAAGACATAGCTAGTGGTATTGCTATACAAAGATACGACTGGATGGACCTAGCAAGATGCAAGGGACGTACAGAAGACATGTTTCCCAAAGGGCATAAGGACATTAGCTACATTCAGGGGGCTAGAGAGATGTGCGCCTATTGCACCGTTCGTAAACAGTGCCTGGAGTATGCACTAGAGTTTCCACCTGCTGACATGCACGGGGTATGGGCAGGGATGACATCAAGACAGTTAGCGGCAGAACAACGACGGAGAGGAATAACACCGACTAAGCCAACGCTTAGCCAGATGTGGAACGACTAATGAGCAAGAAGAATCATGTGGTGCCAGTGGTGATGAATGAGTACCAGTACAAGATGATGTGCCGGCTACTGGTTGGGAAGATGGCTGAGCTCAAGATGAGCCAGAGGGTTGGAACAACTGAGTACAACGAGACGAAGGAAACTCTGGAGCGACTTCAGAACGCTTATGAGAAGACGCTCGAGTTTGAACAGAAGAACTGGCGATTGCAGTTCGTGAGACCAGAGCCAACGAGCAAGTAAGAGAAAAACGGGCGAAAAGTAAGCCGCCGTGTCAGTGTTTGACCTCTTACCCCTAGTTTTGTATTTGCATTTTGTACACGATATTTTTCGCCATACATTTTGTGCAAGACTAAAACTACGTGCGAATAAATCTATGTGAGGAAAAGTATGTTACTTCCAGGGCTGCCATGTAGATGTCCGTTCATACCAATACATCCGGTATGCGGTGAGAAAGAAGAAGAAGACTGAGAGCCCGCTCTCGGGATTGAACCGAGGACCACTGCATTACAAGTGCAGAGCTCTACCACTGAGCTAAACGGGCTTGTCACGCAGTCTGGGACTTGAACCTAGACACCACCCGTTAGATTCCACGGGTGCTCTACCGCTGAGCTACTGCGTGCGTAAAATCGTAACACAGTGGCTGGCGAGGTAGGGCTCGAACCTACGACAAGCGGATTAACAGTCCGCTGCTCTGCCAACTGAGCTACTCGCCACCGTGAGGGTAGACAGAGTCAGTTTCAGCACCGCCTAGACGAATGCACCCTCAAGAAGAACTTAGCGCGTCGGGTAGGAATCGAACCTACAACCTACAGATTAGAAGTCTGTTGCTCTATCCGATTGAGCTACCGACGCTCATCTGGTGCGAACACCACACGTGCTGCAAAATTCTAGACTACCGACGAGCTCCAGCTGGATATCGCAGCGGGACTTCCCACAAGGCATGATTAGCCGCTCGCCGGCCAAGTATGCGCGTATCTGCTCAATCGTCCCGGGAGGTGGAGCTACTGGTTCTGGAGCCGGGGGTAGTCCTCTGCCGTCTCTTACGGCACCGTACATGACTCCTAAGGCCCAGTTGTTAATAGATGTGTGGTTTGCTTCGCAGATATCGATTATCTGGTTCTTGAGCTTCCCAGACATTCTGATGACGAGGTTGTACTCCCCGTCTTCGTCACCTGCTCTTACTGGTAAATGGGGCATCGCGCTCAATCAAGCTTTTGATGTACTCAGTGATGGTCATGTCGTAGCCGTCAGATACTTCGATGATGTGGTTCTTGAATTCGGCCGGCACGCGCATCGTGACAGCGGCCCACTTGCCGGCAGTAGCTTTTGGTGGTCTTCCGTTCTTAGCCATTAGTGCTGTAGTTCTCTTCCTCCCACCGAGAAGCTTCCTGCGTAAAAGCTTCGATGAAGAATTGTCGGTCTCCGTTGGTAGAGAGTGTAAACGCTTGACTTCCTCCCAGGCGGATGATTGTTTTCCGAAGGACCTCGTGGACTTCCCCCACCGACTGGATTGTCTGGGTTCCGCTGTTTACGCCCTCTCCCAGCTCTCGTAGCTTGACCCATGCTTCCCAAGCTGCAGGAGGAGCGTCCAGACGCTTTGAGAGAGCCTCCCGGCGGATTGTCCCTGGTCTGGGCATATTTGCTCTGTCAAGAGCTATGAGGCTTCGTACGGCCCTGTTTACTTCCTCCACCGTCAAGTCACCCAGGATTTGTTCCCAGGTGCTGAGCAGCTCTTTGTAGCGCTTCTCTACTTGGGGGACTTGGTTGTTCCACGCGTTGAAAACATGGATGAGGATTGCCGCCACGTCGTTACGAGTCATGATGTCCTTTCGCGTCGAGCTCATACGCCACCGTCATCAAAAAAGACCCTGGCCAGCTGGTATGCAGTCCCGACAACTGCATACCAGCAAGCTGTGCAGTCCCGACTTGAATCTGCACGTCTTGTTTGGCCATCCGGTAATTGTAGCGGGGCTTAAAAGCTTTGTCAATCGTTTTTAGCTTCTTCTGCAGCTGCCAGGCACGCAAATCGCTCGACGTGTTTCGCATCACGAAGGATTAATTCAATATCGTCGTACTTTGTTCCTGTGGGATTTTCTCCCATGTGCCAAGAAGACAAGCTGCATCCTTGAACTGCAAGCAAACAATCAGTTAAGCCGTAATCATAAATCGCAGAGCCGATAATTATCATTCGTTCTTCTGAAAGCTTCGGCCGAACTCCCCGGCCGCTTGTCTTGCACCACCGTAGCCATTCATCAAAGACTTGTTGAATCTCGGCGGGGCTTACAAGCTTTGACTTAGAACGTTTTGATTTTTTTGTTTTTGTTTCCCGGGCCGGCGCCGGCTCATCGAATCCAAACAAATTTTCATTCATAAAAACATCCTGGCGCGACATTTGAAAAAAAGCAACTGCTTGTTCACAAACCCTTTGTAGTACAAACGTTTTTACTGGTCTATCTACAGGAGTAACGAGGTCATCAACCACCGTGCCAAGTTTATTAGAACATTGATTTGACTACCGAATGAGCAGCACGCGAGAGAAGAGCAACTTTTTTCTAAGGAAGCTTTCTAACGTCTGAAGAAGTAAATCACTAGAACTACTTTTTAGCGGTGAACCGTAGCGCGTAAATTAAATCCGGTCAAGCACGGGACTGAATTCTTTTTGCTGTAGTATTGACGTTGGCCAGGGGCCCCCTCCTGGCAAGTCGAGCAGGGTTTTCTCCCATCGGAAGCTTCTTTTCGGTAGGTAGTGGTTGAGGAAACCTGCTCGGCGTCTAACCACCAAAAAAAGACAACAGAAGCACCGAAATAATAAATACAACCCCCAAGAGCCGCCAAGCATCAATAAAGCTCATAATTAATCCTTCATCCGGTACCGTCAGAACACATCAATAGTACGGCAAAACGCGTAAGCGGGGCTGAAAAGTACGGCCAGAACATGTAAAAGTATTTAAAAAGCGTAATTTTTGCTTAAAAGTACTCCTGGAAGACCAAAAAGTACTAAAAAAGATACTTTTTAGCTTTTTACCTTCACTTTGTGGAATTCAACCCACTTCTCACCATCTCCGATGAGCGGCGAAACTAAAACGTCGTAGTGACCGTAACGAAAGCGCTCTTTTACGATTTTGATTCCAACAGAAAGCTCATCGATGAAGACGACGCCTTCTTTACCGATTGCGGAGTTCATGCTCGTCTGTTCGGTGCGTGAATATGTTCGTATCTCTTGCTTTTCCATTAAATGCCGCTTTCCTTTTCTAAACTGAACTTGTTGCTTGCCATTGTGGCTAAGTACTCATCAAAAGACATGTTAAACGGGAAAATATCGCTGTTTACAGTCTCAAGCTGTTCTTCATCGAGCGTCTGCCAAGCATCCAGGAGCTTGTAGCCGGCAAGAACATACTCATTAAACGCAACTAAGAACTCTTGCGAAACTTTGGGGGTTTTAATAGCTGATTCTTTCATGATTCAAATCCTAACGACTTGTAAGGTCCAATACAACCAAAAAGTGGGTGCTCCTCATAAGAAGAGCACCCACAGAATGAGTAAGACAACGGCTGCCTGCATTAAACGCCGGCAAGCATGCTCTCTGGCTTTACTCCGAAAGCAACAGAGATGCGAAGCAACGTCTCAATATTTGGTGAGAAGTGTCCGTTCTCAATGCGGTTGATTGTCTTGCGGTCCACGCCTGCAAAATCTGCGAGCTGTTGCTGTGTAAGCCCAGCTTCGAGGCGATTCTGTTTGATGCGTGATGCAACTTTCTTGATGCGGGTTTGCATTTTTTTCTCCTTGTTTTATCCTGGCCAGGTTTAGCCAGAAACCTTGTTAACTTCTAAATCAACTGTTGTTGTGTTGTAGTCTGCACGTTTTTCGTAATCAATTCCGCTCGGTTCATTTACCGCTGTGTAAATTGCAGTTTCAAGATGTGCAATTTCATCGTCGGTCATTTCACGATTGGTTGAAAAACTGATTTTAATTTTGTAGTCGGCCATTAGATTTCCCACCGATTTCCTGCGTTGTATTCTGCAACGAAATATTCTGCGAAGTGACGAGCTGCGTAGATGCGTGTGAGCACATCAAAAACTTCGTACCACTTATCCGCTGACGAACCATGCTGGCGCATATATTCCTGCGCGCAAAGCTTCATGGTGTGCTGGAACAGTAATACGGTGAGGTCGATGTTGCTTTCTACTCCCTTTGCAAGATTCCGGTCGTAGTGACGTTGTTGATTTTTGAATGCTGGGACCAAGTAGTTGTGATAGCAACGACTATCGTTTTCAGCAAACAGGCAAAGCTCTACAGCTTCTTCCCTAGATTGCTCAACTGATTTAACTGATTTCATTTGAACTCCTTTAATAACTTGTTACCAGATACTACATGTGCCCCAGCAATAATGCAACTCCAGATAATTTCTTTTGCCGTAATCCGGGGAGCGGCCAAAGCCACCCAGACCATGATTGCGGTTGAAAAGCTGGTGCCGGCAAAGATTGCCTTGTGAATCCGAATATCCATCACAGGTCATCCTGCATATGGTCACGGCCCACATAGATGGTTTCCTCTTCAACTTCTTCAAGCTCAACATCGGAGAACGAGTCGCTGATGAAATCGGAGTTCTCGTTGAGCCAGTGGCCCTGCTGGTCGACGGTCCAATACTTCCATTCAACTGGAAGCTCCTTGTTCAAGCTGTAGACAATGTATCGGTCCTGCGTCTGCAGGCGTGATTCCCGGTTTGTTACATGGTAAATAGTCATTTCACACCTCTGCGAATTGTGGAATCAAGCTAATGAATCCGTTGTTGGGGTTTTCGTTATCGGTCCAGACGGATGAGATGAAGCGAAGTCCGCATGAAACATCCCACCACTCCTGGATTTTTTCAAACATCTCATCAGGGGTTCCACGGAAAGAAACTGAATTGTTTTCGTCCGTATAGTTCCTCTCAAACCATGCAGCTTGTTCTGCGTCCATGGAAAGGTAAATCTTGTGGCATGAATCCCAAGAGATGAGCAGGGCGCTCCTGGTTGCTTTTTCAACGTCGTCCCACATGATTAGGCCTCCTGCATGTGGTCAAGGAATGACCAGAGGTGGAATGTGTCCATGAGGGTGCCGGCCTTAATAGACGTCTGATTGCGCCACATGACGCCAGCTGGGAGCTGTACGAGCTCATGGAGAGCTTCCTGCTCAGCGTGGAGAATTGCTTCCTTGCATGGCTTAACCATGACGGCAGGGACGCTCGGATAATGATTGTTTGCGAGGTGAAGAGCAATCATTGAATCAAGGTCAAGCTTCCACCCCTCTTCAATAAGGTCTTCAATGAACTTACGGCCCATGGGCTCTCCTTTAATAGATGTACTTGATGGGGTACATAGTAGCGGCTTGCAACCAACAAGCAAACATTTTCAAACATTTTTTTTATTTTTTTTTGACCTGAAAAACTGGTCCACGACATCGAGCGAAGCAGAATCATCTGAGCTCCCCGGCATCATCCGCCACCGTCATTAAAAATTCCCAAACCTTGCAGTCCCGCTTGGTTTAAACCGTTTCCAGATGTCAGTCGACGTCGCAGTTCGCACGCGCGCGGGCGGGCGGGGCTACAAAGCTTTTGATTTGATTTGACCGGGGCCCGGGAAGTTTTCTCTTTGATTGATACCTGCAGCTGCAAGAAAAAGGGGAATAAAAAAAGAGGGGTCGCTCATCCTTTCGGTAGAACGACCCCCCTGCTTATCTTCTATTCATAGAAGCTCCTTAGGTAGGTAGGTAGGGACATATTAGCCACAGCTCAAATAAAAAGCAACCCCAGGAAAAAGATTTTTTCAAAAATATTTGCTGCGTCGGCCGGCCTGGAGAGCTTCAGCAGAATCATCCGGCACCGTCATCAAATCGCACGAATAGCGCCTTGCAGTCCCGCACGGTGTTATTTGGAAGACTTTGACCAGATGGCAGCACACAAGTGCGTGCGGGGCTGAATAGCTTCCAACTGTGTTTGTTTGATGTGTAGCTCGTGTGATTCCAGGTCGACGTGTTCTAATTTGCACGAGTTGAAAATTAGAGCATAAAGTTATTTAGCGCTAAATACAATTCTGGTCCGGTTTTTCCCGGGTCATCCGCCGCCGTCGACGTGTTGCAGAATAAAACAGCGGAACGCGGTCCCGACTGTTGTTTGAGGGCTTGCGACACCCCAGAAGGGTGGAGCGGGGCTAAATAGCTTCTAGAACAAGCTTCGTGCGTACGGACCCCGCAGCGCTGAGAGCTTTTTGCTTCGCTCGGGTTCAGGTAAAAGATTTATCTGTTCAAGGCGTTTCTGCCGCTTGCGTTCTCGTTCGTATTCACGCCTGCGAAGCTTTTTAGAGAATGTATTCTCCCTGTTCTCACGCTGCCAGGCTTTTTGTTTCTCTTTATCCTTGTAAGGCATGTGCCCTCCGATGTAGAGTGTTCAAATGTCAAACACTGCGCCTTGCAACTTCTGTGGCAACCCTGTTGACACTACAAGCAAATCAACGATGCGTCTAGTGAGAGCATGGTTACCCTGCGGTAGTATTTCCGGGGCAAAGAGTATTGATGAGCTTTTTCTATACGCACACAAAATTTGCGTAGAAGTGAAACATCACGAAATACCGATGGACAAACTGTTTTAGTTGAACACGCAGAAAATAATCAATAGAACGACGACTGCGTACAACTTATACCGTAGCCCGCTTGAATGGGCAAGGAGCCTCGACGTTGAATACCTCTTCATACAAAGCCCTCCCCTTTTCCCATGTACCCCACGACAGTGGGTCAGGTTCCCATTCGCCGTCTGAACAGACATTGAGTAAGTTGCCGTAGATTTCTTTTGCTCGAATCAAAATAGCAGTTACCACGGCGTCATAGGGTTTCTGCGCTGTCTTGCAGAAATCAAAGTATGAAAGCTCCTCGCTACGCCATTCAGGCTGCACAGGATTTGCCTCCCACCGGAATGTCTCGTGCGAAAAATCACCGTCCGGACCATCTACACCGTTGAAAGCGAAGTATCCCTCGGTGAACTCAGGCAATGTGCCAATCTCTCCGAATGGTCCTGCTAAGCGAATACCGATGGACTGTGCGTGCTCACAAATAGCTTTCGCATCTAGTGCAAGCCGCCCGAACATTTCTGCTGTTCCATGATTGCCGACAGGCCTATCCGTATAGTGCGTGTAACCCATTTACTTACTCCTCGTCATGCTCATAATTCCCCACGAAGCAGAAAGAGGCAGACCGTCCCTGCCGGCAACAAGCATCATCTTTGCACGCCATGCCGGGTGATTGTACATACCTTCGCTCGTTTCGTCTTTTCCAACAACAACGACGTGCTTATCGCCTCCAAGACGAATACCGTTGTCTTTCCTATAAGCCGAAGCTTCACCCGTCGAGCCAACAATAAGAACCCGTTCAAGTGGGCAGACTTCTCCCGTGTACTTGTTGACCACATATCCGATGTTTGTACTCATGATGCATTCTCCAAGATGTGAATAGAAAGCTCACCAGAGCGAAGCCAATCAAAAGCTTCGGTCCGAACCCACTCGTTGCACAACGCAGCAAAAATATCTGCAGTGCCTGGCTCTCCGATTTCACCAATCATGCTTTTTGCCGTCTCGATGTCCCACATGCGAATTTGTGCGAATGGTTTCAGCGGAGCCTTGGTGTGTGAGATGTCGCAGTACGGACCACCACGCCACACAAATTTGAACATGCTGATTGTGAATGTCAGTGTCATTAGATTTTCTCCAATGCAAAGCTGTTCTCTGCCGAAAGAATGTTTGCCATCACGAGACGAATTGCATCAGCAAGACTTCCACGTCCTGAAAGGTCGGTAAGAATTTCGCCATCGTCATCAAGGCTCATCACCGAAGCGATGCGGCATGTCCGGTCAATAACACTCAACATACGCACGCGACGGCGCTCTGGGTGCTGGCTGGGGGCAATCTCATCGTCGCCCTCCTCACGAATAGGAGCTGCCCAACCAGTGGTCTCAACTCCAAGGAACTCGAAGTCGTGAAGTGTTTCTTCATCGGTCTCATTGGCGATGTTTTCCAAACCAACATAGATATCGCCGTAGACACCAAGTGTCACCAGCTGCCCGTCACGGCTCTTGAAAATATGGCATGTTGATTTAGTAAGACCCGGCCAGTTCGCCAAGTCGTGAAAAATTTCTGTTGCAGCTTCTGTCAGCTCTAAATTGCTTTTCATGATGTTTCCTTTTTTTAGTGGGTGATTTTTATTCTAGTCAATAAGTACGTAGTTGTCACCGTTTCCCTCGGTGAGACCTGTGTAAATGATTACCTGGCCCTCGTTGTCGTGTTCGATGTCTGCTGTAGGCAGAAACTCGTACAACGCATCACGGAACTTCTTTCCTGAGATAACTGTTTTCTTATGAAGTGGTTTCTTAGCCATTGCTATTCCCCTTTGATGAATTCGCAGATTGATTTATTAGGCATTTTGCGGTCGAGAATTTCGGTACCAGTGTCTAAGCCGATGTAGCTGAGCAGATAGGTGCTGCCGTTGGTGCGTGTCGGTGCTTTGATTTCTGTTACCCGATAGTGCTCATGAAAGCCCCAAGTAAAAATGTCTCCTACTTTGAGCTGGTCAATCCGCTTTGTTTGCATGCACTGAATAGTAGGGAAAATACTTGCGGCTTGCAACCCCTAAGGGGTGTGACTTTTGTCATCCGCCACCGTCACTTTTTTGTTGTCTTTCCTGGAGCCGGCCGTGCGAAATGCAGTCCCGACTGGGGTGTTTGAGGTTTCCCGGGAGATGGCTAGGGCAGAAGAAGAAGGCGGGGCTTACGAACGCTTATGAAACTTGACGCTGCGACCATTGATGTCGTCATCCCAAAAAGAATGCACTAATTCCATCTCAACCGTGCTTGACGTGTGCTTTTCTTTATTGCTACATGAAGCTTGCATAGCAGGAACGCCTACGACGAGCTCATTGCCACAGTTAGGGCAACGCCAAAGTTCGGTACGGGACTGTGGTTTACTTTTCTTGCGTGTCATAGTCAACTCATTGTGCATTATTTTTACTCCATCCTGGCGAAAGCAATACTAATAGGCAAGACAACGCTGTTGCTGCATGTCCTTTAGTCCCGACTCTAATCACAATCCTCGCTCAATTGCAACCTCGCACTGGCTCCGCTTCGCAGCCCAGATTACGCCAGACTTCGTCGTGGCTTCACCTGGGTTCCTCGCTACACCAAGGCTCGGTCTTATCTCGCTTTGTCAACATTCACGCTCCACCTGCACCACCGCTACAAAACGCTTTAGCTACGCTAAAAGCAGTTTTTCCGCTCAGGTGCTGGTTGCGCGATGAAATGTTTCAATACTCGAACAACCCGAATTGCCTGTAACCACTTTTTAGTCCCGATGCCCCCATAACAACCTCCGTGCTCATTTGGTGTCACCGCACGGCTACACGGCCTCGCTTCGTATGCACTCGAATCCGCTGCCGACAAGCGGCGCGTCTTCAGTGCACCGATGCGTTATCACGCGTCGGCAAGTACTCCGCTTGCCCGCGTATCCATGCTTAGCCACCAATCGCACTACCAGCGACATTCATGAACTCACGACCGCCCGCTACAGTCCCCGGACTTCGTTCCTCGTCACGGGGAACTTCCGCTATCGGTCGTTCCGTTCAATGAAGTGTCTTCCTTGCTTCATTTGATAATTAGTCCCGACTCTCATAACCAAGACCCGGTGATTTGCTTGTTTGACGCATTCTCTCGGAAACACCGCTCGTGCTCCGCTCGTGTTCGCTTGAAGGAACTTCCGCGCTCCACGAAGCTACGTCACGAGCTCCGTTTCCTGCGCGAAATGCGCATGCTTATTAGTCCCGATTGATTATTGAATAACAATCCCCGCTTGTTCTTTTTCACGCAAACAGCCTCGCTACTCTCGCAATTCTGCCTCTCCGCCATAGCGTCGTACACTGCAATCGCTTCAGTTTGTTTCCCGGATTGGTGAGTTCTTCGAACCACCAAACTCCATATCGAATCCTGCTTCGATATGTAGTCAAGTCCGTACAACAAACATCGCTCATTTGTGTACTCAGCCATGGCTACGATGCAGAAAATGCTCGCTACGCAGGCTTCCTGCGTGAAAAGAGAAACATCGCTATTCACTAGTCCCGAACATAATTACCGGACGAGTTAGGCAAACGCACTTTCTGATGCTCTGAAGGACGTGCGCTTCGCCCGCACACGCACGGGCATGCTGCCCACGCACGTGCGAGGCTACGCTTACACCCTTCTTCGCTTCAGGAAAGATGCTCTGGTTGTGCTTACTAGTCCCGAAGCGTCTTAGATAACAGCGCCCGCTTCACTACGACATCGCCTCAGGTTACGCTTCGCAGCCCATACGCGGCCAACCTTCGGCTTGGCAGCGCATGGGTTCCTCGCTCCACCTTGGGCTCAGTCTTGTTGCGCTACAAAGTTATTCACCGCTCACCACCCCCCGTTCGAAAACGATTTCGCCCATAAATGTGCTCATCAGTTTTCTCACTACGGGTGGTTCTGCGGATGAAATAACTTCCCGGTATTAGTTTTTTTATTTATTAGTCCCGATACAAATCGAATAACAGTCACCGCTCGTGTTCCGAGTACGCCACATTAAACGCTACGTTCGCAATTCTGGCTCTCCAACATCACTGCGGACACTTCAGTCGTTTCAGTTTGCTTGTCGGGTTGGTGAGTTCTGCGAACCACCAAGCTCATACCAATGGATTGGTATTTCGCCAAGCCCGAACGCAAACATCACTCCTTCGTGTACCTGGTGATGTCTCCAATCCAGAAAATGCTTCACTACGCTTTTTAATGTTCTGTACTCAGAAACTACTCGCTACTTATTAGTCCCGTAGATATTCACCGGACAACTACCGCTACTCTCTCTCGCTCACGTGATGCTCCGCTCGGCGCTCGGCTTCGGAGTAATCCGAATCCCTCGCACCGAAACTACGCAGCACATTCGCTCGGTCGAGATATCTAACCATTACCCCAAAAACTTTATAGTCCCGATTCCCTGCCATGTTCGTTCTCCTGTTCTCCAGAGACCGTTCGCTCCAATAAACTTTTTGACTTCAGGCGTGTCTCTGGAAGGTTAACCGTTGCTTGCGAATCACTAAATGCATTAGCTCTTCCCGGCATCAAGTCTCTAGTCCCGATGACACGAAAGAGAATTGATTAGTCATCGCTAACCCATTTAGCGAGTCGCCGCACCAATTAACCTATCCAGAGCCTTCGCCTCGTCAATAAGTTTATTGATGCTCACTACCTCTGGCTCACAGAGAGAAACGAACACCCGGCTTTTAAGCCCCGTAGCAAATTGAATAAAACTCACCAGATTTGCATCACCAACGGAGTTACGCTCTGACTGAGTCGCTCGTCCACTTCCGTTACGCGAGAAATCTCTTCAGCAACGCTCGCTTCATTTTGTTGCACAAAAATCGCTCGCTAGCTTCATCGATTTACCCGCTCCACTACAGCGATACTCGCACTCAAGTCATCGCTCCACCCGTGGTGCTACAAAATCTTGTTATCAAGTCCCGTGCAGATTTATCTAACAACTTAGGCACCAACGAATTTTCACGGAGCGAAGCATCAAAATCAAAAATGATTTTGTGCTCGCTCTGGGGGGTCGTGAAAATTGCGTTTCCTCATCTTGAATGACTGGTATGACTGTTTAGGTTTTCAGCCCCGTACGGACATTGAATGAATAGTTCTCGCTTATCCATATACGAAATCTTTACCGCGTTCAACGCTACGGATGTTTTCGTCCGCTGCGCAGCCTCAACAACCCTCCGCTTTTGAACCCGGTAATCGTCGATTCATAGCTTCGCTGCGCTTCACTAGAATCGCCTAGATTTCTTATCTGTCTAAGCTGCTGGTAGGAAAGAAAAACATCATTGATTCAATGAACTACTTAGTCCCGAGACTTCAATAGATATTTATCTTTGATTGCGACATCCCGGACATTCGCCTTGTTGGAACGCTCCTCGTGTATTTCGCTACCCCAGAAGTTCGGTCGCACGGTCGCTTCGCTTATGCTAGCGCCGAATTGCTGTCGCACTTCGTTGCTTCGCATTTCCCTACGCATACCGTACTCCTCCTTCTGGGTACACGAAATAACACTTCGTCGCTAACCAACTCGTCGAACAGTCCTGCAACATATAAGTCCCGTTTTACCTAGTACTCGCTCACCGCATACATTTTCTTTTCGACCTACGTTCGCTTTGCGTTTCCTTCGTACCTCGGAACAGCACGCTCACTCCGAGTCGAACGAAAATGCAATGCTTGCTCGCTCGCAAGAGTTAGTCCCGTAAAGACAAACATGAAGTTTCACTTCGCCTCCTCACTTGCCAGGCAGACGCCCGGCGTCGTTGTCTCATACTTCGCCAACGCACGCTGGGCGGCTGCTCTGGCTTCGTTCGGAATGCTCATTGTTGTTAGTTATTAGTCCCGCAATGATTTGTCTAACAATTCCCGGCAGTGCCGTTTTTCATGGTTTATTAAAAAATACTCCCTCTCTTTTTTTCTTTTTACCGCTCCAAAAATCGTCGCTTTCGCTCGTGCCTCGCTCAAAAAAGACAAAAAAGAGTCTCTTCCGTATTTTTTAAAAACCAACAGTCGCTCCACTCCTTTTCAAAACAGACACATGCCTAACCATGTGGTTATTAGTCCCGTTTTTTCTTGTTGAATAAAAGTCCACGCCTACTCGCTTACCTGCGGATGCTTCCGGCGGTGTCCGCTCAAGAGCTACCACCGACCTTCAGCAGCCGCCCGGTTGCGCTTCGTAAAGCTGTTTGTTGAACATTGATTGCAAAACATTCTCTATAGTCCCGCAAGCTTCGCTTGCTATAAATATCACAACTTTTGCTTGTGCTTCTTTTCTCACTCGGCGAACGCTCGAAATTCCAGAGTGCTCATTATTTCACTCTTAAATCTTTTAAGTACACGCTCTCGTATCTCGCCTCGAAAGACTCACCGCTTGAATGGTCTCTAGTCCCGAAGTTTTACTATTTACATTCAAGCTTCTCGTCTTCCAACGCTCGCATTCTCGAGCATTCCCTTAAAATCTTTAATCGCAAAATAACTGCGCTTCTGGAACCTTCTCGCTCTCGCCATGCTCGAAAAGAAAGCAACTTCGCTGTTTGCACCCGGCAGTAATTAGTCCCGTATTAATTCTCATCACAATTACCGCATTGCATACAGTCGAATTGTTGCTTCGCTGTTAGGGCTTTTGACGCTTCGCTTGCACGTGCGACGTGCACAACGCCCTAAACAGCTGCGCAGCACTTCGACTTCGTACGCAAATGCTTAGTTCATTCACTAGTCCCGAACATAGTTGAATAAAAGTCCCCGGAGAAATTGCCTGCTCGTATTCCGCGAAAATACTCCCTCCATTTTTTCATTTCACGCTATCGCTCTCAGGCTTACGGCCTTCGGCCTACAGCCATTCGGAAATAAAATAAATGGAACCTTCCGTATTCTCTTGGAATACCAGTCGCTGCGCTCCTTCTGCGCTCCAATTTACTCCTGGTAGTTGTTAGTCCCGTATTAATTTTGTGGACTAAAAGAACAAATCATCTTTCCATCTTTGAGTTCAAGGACTTCACATCCAAGGTCATCAAGAATCATTGCCGCAACATCTTTGTAGTCTGCGAGTTGTTGTGCAAGCTCTTTGTCCGATAGGCTCTCATCAAAAGCAATATCAAACAGCGAATCGGCAATCGCATTGGTCAACGAAAGCCTTATTTCAAAAGGGTTATTTGCCATTGACAGAGCCTAGCATGGGTGATAAGCTGCTTTTGGCGATAAATCAACTGAACACAAGGAGAATACGAACATGTCATCAGCGCCAGTAACAATAACCGGAAACCTCACGGCGGACCCAGAAATCCGTTACTTTGACTCAGGAGCAGGGAAGCTTTCATTCTCTGTTGCGGTCAACAACTTCTGGACCGACGCAAAAGGTGAGAAGCAAGAAAAGACCTCTTACTTCAATGTCATCGCATGGCGAAATCTTGCAGAAGATGCCGTGCGTGTTCTTGAAAAGGGCATCCGTGTAACAGTCACGGGCCGTCTTGAGCAAGAGACATGGGACGACAAGGAATCAGGCAAGAAGCGCTCAGCCGTGAACATCCTCGCTGATGAAATTGGCGTATCTGTTCGCAACATTGAGACATTGCAGCGCAAAGCAAAGGCAGAGAATGCTTCTGGCAACCCTGTCAACGCTCGTCCTGCACAGAAAGCACCAGCACGAGCAGGCGCTCGTCCAGCTACAACCCGCAATGACTTTGATTCATTCGGGGAAGAGCCTTTCTGAGCCTGACATTTGGCAGCCTCTTCGCCGGAGTCGGCGGTTTCGACCTTGGGTTTGAAGCCGCCGACTGGCAATGCCGGTGGCAAGTTGAATGGGACCCTGCATGCCAGCAGATACTTAAGAAACACTGGCCAGACATCCCAAAATATCTTGATGTTAGAGATGTAAAAGGCAACGAGATAGAACCAGTTGATTGCATTAACTTTGGAAGCCCGTGCCAGGACCTCTCCGTGGCCGGCGTCCGCAAAGGCCTCTCTGGTGAGCGCTCTGGTTTATTCCATGAAGCAATAAGAATTATCAAGGAGATGCGTGATGCAACAAATGGACAATACCCACGACTCGCAATCTGGGAAAACGTTCCCGGAGCACTTACTTCCAACAAGGGTGCTGACTTTGGGGTCGTCCTCGATGAAATGGCCAAATCAGGGTGCGTGGCGCTTGACTGGGCAATCCTTGATGCTCAGTACTACGGAATCGCCCAGCGACGGCGCCGCATCTTCGTGTGTGCTACATACGATATTGGTGCCGCAGAGCGAAGTCCCCTCCCGTTACTACCTGTCCAAGAGGGCATGCGAAGGCATTCTCAGAAGGGCCGACAGGAGAAACAAAAAGCTGCCGGAAAAGCTTCGTCAAGCATTGGAAGCAGTAGCGAACAGGGAGTCTTAGCATTTGAAAACAGTGGCTTTGCCAAATGGCAAGAAACTGACAAAGCTCTAACATTGCGAGCCCGTGATGCAAAGGGTCCTGGAACCATTGTTACAAACATGGATAGCAATGATGAGGTCTATTCGTTTGATACTCAGTTCGGCTCAAATGCAAATGTTTTCACTGACCATGCGCCAACCCTTAAAGCTACACAGCAGTCACCAAGTGTTGCTTACGAGAATGATGATTCACCAATAGTCTTTCATCCACATAGACAGGACGGAGTTCGCTTACAAGGCGACACAATCAACACGTTGACTGCGTTCATGGGAACAGGCGGCCTGAATACACCAATGGTTGCGCAAGCTGAACAACTCAATGATGGAATAGCAATGACTCTCCGTAGCGGTGGTGACGGTGGAGTGCCATCAAGCAGGGGTGAAAACTTGGTCATTGATGCAATTGCTTACGATGAATACAACGACAAGCTTGTTGAAGGTGGAATTCATCACGCAATTAGGGCTGGTACAAAACAGTCAACTGGCGTGTTGCAGAACATGGTGGTTAGACGCCTTTTGCCAAAAGAATGCGAGATTTTGATGGGCTGGCCAGTGGACCACACCAGATGGCGTGCAGACGGAAAAGAACAGCCCGATACAGCGAGGTACAAGCAAACTGGGAACGGAGTTGCTGCGCCCGTAGCTGAATGGCTTGGAAAGATATTCAAAGGACTACTGGATGATTCAGCAAGCAAGTAAAGAACTACCACGCACATGGAACGCTGCTTCAGCAGTTGCATTAAGCAAGATACTCCCACCAGAAAACGAACAAGTAGAGGTGTGGAGTGGAATATCTGACCTAATTGCAAGCATGAATGGCTCAAGCGAGAACATCATCAAGATGCTTAGGACTCAGCTCGACTTATTCATCAATGACATGTTTTACGATGATTCAAAAAATGCTTCAACTGAGTGGAGGTCAATCGGCAGACTCGCCAACATGCTCGCTCTTTCGCTTGGTCACAATCTAAACCTTCAATACGTGCACGAAGTTCTTTGTAGGAAGCAGCACGACTACGGTCATGAAAACATTCAGCGGTTTGGCAGAGCCGGATTGATGGTTAGGGTCCACGACAAAGTTGCGAGGCTTGAGAACCTCATCGGCAATAGTTCGGAACCAAACAATGAGTCAATCCAGGACAATGTCATGGATGTGATTGGCTATTCAACCATTGGAATCATGTGGGAATCAGGAACATTCTTGCTCAACTTGGAGCAGGCATAACCGAAAACAAAGAAGATGAAATCGTTGTTCATAATGGCAACGGTTGGCATGGCCTTCCTTACTACTTGACATCGTGTGGTCTTGAAGATGGCTCTTACCATGTCACCTACAACAAAGATTTAGTTACCTGCAAAGAATGCATCAAAGCTGTTAACGGGTAAGCCCTCGTTTTAGATAGTCAAGCACCAATTGGCTTGATGAATCATCCGATGAGTCATCTGAACCTTCAACGGCAGCGTTAACTATCGAGCGCTTTGACTGTATCAAGTCGTAAATCTGCTCATCAACAGTACCCGTGGCTATTGCGTATGTGACCATAACAGAACCCTTTTGTCCCAATCGGTGACACCGACTGTAAAGCTGGTCAACATCTGCAGGAGTCCATGGAAGTTCTACGAACAATACTTTTTGAGCAGCTGTAAGCGTGTGCCCTGTTTTAGCTGCCTGCATAGAAAGAACTATCACTGGAGCTTCTTCTGTTGAAAGAGTTTGAAATTCTTTTTTTGCTTTTTCAACATCCTGCACATCCATGCCACCTTGAATTTTTAAGCCGCCAAACTCGTTTGCCAAGAAATCAACTACATCTCTATGGTGTGCAGCAATTACAACTTTCTCACCAGCTTCAATCTGAGTCTTTACCCACTCTTTGATTGAGTCCATCTTTCCTTTGGCTGCAAGACGGCGTAAAACCGAAAGCTTTACAAGGTGAATATTTGATTCAGCTTTTATTTTTGCAACAACGGCAGCTGAGTATGGAGACTTGCCTATTTCTATTGCAATTTCTTTTGCGCGCTGAACCAAGTACTCGACTATGTCGTCTTCTGCTTTCTTGTATTCTGCTTTGTGCTTTTCAGAAAGACTAATCACATGCCTGTCATGTATTACATCGGGCAGTTCCGGAAGAACCTGTTCTTTTGTTCTGCGTATATAGCAAAGAGAACGAAGTATCTCATTGAGCTCTTGAAGGTTTGTTGCCCCAGATGTATTCCAATGACCCCATTTGTCCTTGAAGGCACCGCAGTAGCGCCTATAGAAGCCCCAGGTGCCACCCAGCTCGTTTAGACGGCCAATAATCTCTAGTTGACTTGCATACTCAGCTGGCCTGTTTGTTACAGGCGTTCCCGTAAGGCACAAAACAACTCCAGACTTGATTGTCTTAGAAATTTTTATGGCTGCTTTAGTGCGCTGAGCTGTTGGAGTTTTTAGATAGTGGGATTCGTCGCACACCAATGACTTATATCCCTTGAGACTCTTAACCCAGTGATGAATATTCGCATAACCAATCACGATTATGTCGTGTTCTTCTTCAGGGAAGTAAGAACGGTCAGTGACTACTGACGCCTTTCGGGATGGAATCCATTTTTCAACTTCTGCTTTCCAGTTGAGAACAAGGTTTGATGGACACATGACTATCGCTGGGTACACATCTTCGCCAAGCGATGAACAGTATTCAAGAGTGGCCAAAGCTTGAAGTGTTTTGCCGAGACCCATGTCGTCAGCAATGAAGCACCTTCTGGCTTGATGTGCGTAAGACACACCAGCCATTTGATATGGGAGTAGTGAGCCAGAAATGTTTGGTATTTTTATTTCTGCACTACTAGCCCGTGATGCATCTGCCCGTTTTTTGCTGACTTCAGCAAACTCTTCTGCGTCAAGATGCAGTTCTGCCGGTACATCTATTTTGAACATTGCAGCCCATTGAATTGCTTCACGAACAGCAGTCCGTGGAACTCTCCATGCTTTAGATTTTGAATCCCACGTAACCCCCGGAAGCTGTTTTACAGAACGAACTTTTACTTGGTCGTAGTTAAAGCCAAGATAAATCCAGCTATCGTCGCTCCACATGCCAAATGACTTATTCAATCGTTTCGGTTCGTCAAAAAGCATTATTGATGTATCAACTTCAAAGTCATGAAGGATTGCAAAGTCTCTAATCTCTGAAAGAGATGTAGCAGGAGCACGCCAAACACGGGCGAGCTTGTCCCATTTAGCTCCAGGTATCTTCTTAATCGCTGCGACCTCGTCTTGGTCGTATGGAAAGTCGATTATTAGATGGTCGTCATTTAGCCAGAGTCGTTTTTCGTTCATCGCCTGCGACGCAACATGATTTTGCGTTCGTCTTCAGTCTTTCCCCCGTAGATGCCAAACTCAATTGAATTATCAAGAGCATACTTGAGACACTCTCCACGGACAAGGCAAATTCCACAATACCCAAGAGCTTCTAAGCGCTGTTTGCGATTGCGAGGGAAGAATGTGAGCGTATTTGCACTAATGCACGCACGTGCTGAACGCCAGCTGTCGCCTGAATAAATCATAAAGCTCCTTTAATATTGGGTGTTGAGTCAATATACACACACGGCTGGCCTGTTGCAACCCGTAAGGCATATTCATGGGTGGAGGAATAAGGAATACAATAGATATATGAGAGAAATTACACAGCAGGAGTTTGACTCTGTCCTTTTAGAAAGCCCTACGCCAATGGTCCTTGATATTTGGGCTACATGGTGTGGCCCGTGCCAGTACATGGCTCCATTGCTTGATGAACTCAGTACCGCATATGAAGGCGCAATACGGTTCGTCAAATCCGATGTTGACAAGAACCCTGACCTGGCAAAGCGCTTCAATGTCATGAGCATTCCAACACTATTGATATTTGCTGATGGCGAGGTTGTCTCAACAATTGTAGGAGCTGCCGGACCAGACTTTATTGTTACAGAACTAGAGAAAGTTTTGTCAGCTGAGTCTTACGAAGATGAGTGACGCAATATCTCTTTACCCAGTAGTCATCAGAGAGGCACGCTATTCCGGTGTTTACGAAGGTGGCAAATGGTTCGCTATTGCAGAATACACGGGCGAGTCAGAAGCCCTTGAAAATTACATTCATGGAGATGATTGTGATGCACTGGATTTCTGGGATTCAGATGAAGCAAAAATGATTGGCGTTGGTGATTCACCAAACAGCGCACTTGCAGACCTTTATCTTAGACATGGAATTGTCGAAGATGAAAAGATTCTGCTGGAAGAAGCAAACAGCGCATTTGACTATTCACCTAGAAACGACGAGACCCATCAAGAATTCAGCTTTAGATGGAGAGAGTCTCTAAGCAGCGACCTAGAGAATGGAGTCTACAAATTGAAAGGTGGCGGTTTCTCTGATGACTGAAACATCTCGTAAAAACCCTCAACTACTCCAGAGATGCTTTTTTCTGCTTCGACCCTATTCTCTTCTTCTTCAATTTGCTCAATCTCTCCGAGTACTGAGTTAGCCTGCTGAAAAGCAATAATTAATTGAGACATTTCGTTTTCGCTTAACTTCCGACCATTGAGTGCAGTTTGCAGTACATCGTCTTCGTCTTTTGATACTGCCAATCGGTTTCCAGAGTTAATCATTGCAAGTAGAGCTTCGGTTACAAGCTCAGCCTGGAGTTTTGACAAGTTGAATTCAAATGAAAATATCATCGGTTGTTGTATTCCGTTCCAATACTTGAACATGGCCCAGTATTCATATGTTCGCCATAATTTCCAGCAACTTCTTTTACAATGTCCAAAACTGCTTCTTCAATCATCTTTATTGTTTCGTCTACAAGATGTGATGTTTCTGCGTCAAAAGTGAACCCGTAATCTCGAATCACTGCGACACGTCGCAATACGCTTGCAGATTGGGCCAAAACATAATCAACGGGTGGTTTTTTATTTTGCATGTGAACGAGTGCCTTCTGTAATCTCAACTGCGATGATAAAAGCTTGAATTTGTGAAGTAATCAGCTGCTCTGAGTAAGACTCAGCATCATCATCAAACATAGAACCAACAAACACACTGTTTTCAAAATCAAAAACCGGAGTACCAGAATCTGAGTACTTGTATGCAGTGAAGTTTGTTGCAAAGTTTCCGTAGCTATCAAAAATGATTGTTGACAAGCCTTCAGTGAGCGTGTCTTCTAACGGGTTCTCCATGTAAATTTCTTGCAAGTTTTTACCTGGGTAACGATTCTTAATTTCATGCATTTGCCGAGCAGTTTCTTCTTCGCTTAAGCCGCCAACATGAGCTACAACATCAGAGATGATTCCTCCCCAGATTGGGGCAACTGAAACATCCTTGTAAACATTGATGAGCCAATTAAAAATGTGTTGTCCAGGTTGACCATCTTCTGGATTGATTTCAACAACGCCGACCTCTTCTTCAAGAGGGTTTTCTTTGCCTGGAACTGCATAGAAAAGCACTGCCGGGGTGTCTACTGGGCCCTTACTAATCTTGCTACCCATAAGCTTTGTTGCCATCATCATCTTGACGGCTTGGTCGGAGAAATTAGTGAGGAATTCTTGTGTTTTAGGGGGGTAAGTTGTTGTCATGGCAAAAGAGTACAGCCGCTTTTCCGTAATTGCAAGTATTTTTACTAAAGTGTGGCTGTGGGATAATTGGTTGGAGGAAAAATGGCTCACGGACTAGATAAAACCAAAAACGGTCGGATTCGCATGGCCTATAACGACCGTCAGGTGCCTTGGCACCGGCTTGGAACGCCCATGAGAGGCCTCCAGACCATGGAGGCGATGCTCGAGGCAGCCAGCGCCAACTATGACGTTGTTCTCACCAAGGTGGCGGCTGTAGATGACTCAGGGGAGCTCATTAGGAACTCAGATGGCTCACCCATAGTCATCAATGACAGTAGGGCGACTCTGAAACAAGATTTTGACGGTTCTTTTCACCCGTTAGCGACTGTTGGCACAAGATACGAGGTAAGACAGAACAGCGAAGTCCTTGAAAGAGCTCTCGCTGTGGTTGGTGCTTCAAAAGGCGATGCAGTAGTTGATACATGCGGTTGCTTGAAGGGTGGCTCAAGGTTTTTTGCAACCATAGACCTTGGTCCGCTAGTAATTGATGCGGCTGGAGTCAATGACAAGCTTGATAGATATTTAGTCATTTCAGCAGGTCATGACGGAGTGTGGCCAATAAGATATTCAAATACAGAAATAAGAGCTGTATGCAATAACACTGTTGTACTGGGTGAGAAAACTGCAAGAAGAGTTTTCACGGCTCGCCACACCAGAAACATGGATTCAATAATTGATGATGCTCAAGAGGTTTTGGAAATCTCTACTAAGTGGGGAGATGAATTCACCCGTAGCGCAGAGCAACTTCTTTCTATAAAGACACCCGTATCAGCTGTTCCTGATGCAGTCTTAAAAATAATTGCACCTCACACAAAGTCTGAAACAAAAAGACAAAGAGAGCACAGAACCTCGATAGAGGATGCAATAAATTCTATTTATAAGAATGAAAGAAATGCCGCAGGGTATGGATACAACGCATGGTCTGTATATAATGCTGTTTGTGAATACCTAGACCACTACAGATTCACTAGCCCAGAAGAACTTGCAATCGCTAGCATGGATGAAAACTCTTCTGCAACAAAAAAGAAATTGGCAGTGCAAAGAGCATTGCTTGGGACATAAAGATGGAAGATTGGGAGCCAATGGACGAAGAATTTGAGGACTACGCAGACATTGACCCAATCGCAGCAGAGTCTGATTATCTAGATGCAATACAGGAAATGATTGAAGACGCTTCATTTGAAAACATAGATGACAACCCGTTTATGTCTGAAGCAACAGATTATTCAAATATGCTAGATGTTTACTGCCAGATGATTTCAGAGCGCAAGTTCAATCGCATGGTCCAAGAACTCAAGGATTCAGAAGGTGACCGTGGAGTGATTCAGCTTTTGTTTGCAATTGAAAAAGCAACCGGTTGGCACATGGAGATTATGGGTTCACGTGCGAATGTCGACGATGAAATGATTAGCAAGTACAACAAGTTTGACCCGTATGCCTGGGAGAAGGTTAAGAATAGCGACGAGTGGCAGGATGCAATTTATAAAGTTGCATACATATCCGGTAGAGCCATGGACTTGGCTGTGCAGCAGATAGCTCAACCCATAGGCAGAGATGACAAAACTAGGGCGTCAATTAGAAAATTCTTATGGTCAGCATGGAAAGCACTTGACTTGAGGTTTAGTAAGTAATACTCTTTCCGTCCATGACAATGGAAGAAAAAAAGAATCAGCAGTTCAATGGTAGACACGAGACGCTGAATCTTGAAGGTCCTCCAGATTTCCCAAAGGGTGGAGCTTGCATCTCTTATCCGACTGATTGGTTTTTCCCTGAACCTCCACTAGGCAAAGATGAGCTTGAAAAGATAAACAACGCAAAAAGCATCTGCTCAAAGTGCTCCATACAGATGGAATGTCTCACATATGCAATGGAGTGGGAGCCATTTGGAATATGGGGAGGTATGACAGAGAGCCAACGCAAATTCCTCCGCCAGAAGATGAATTTTAAAACCCGACGGTATGATGAAACTATCCGACTACAACAGTTAATGAGCACATGATGACCTACACCGCCTCAGTTACAGTTTCAAACTTCTTAAGCAAGCTTCAAGGCGTCCGAGGTGGTGATGGACAGTGGCAAGCTCGATGCCCGTGTCGTAATGATGACAACAACCCGTCGCTTTCTATCAAAGACGACAATGGAAAGGTCGTTGTTTACTGTCATAGAGGCAAACCATGCAGCGCATCAGAGATATGTGATGCAGTTGGTTTGACGCAGAAAGACCTATTCCCCCCATCTTCAACATTTGACAAGAACAGCAAGCCAAAACAGAGGCTTGTAAAGACTTACAAGTACATAGACGAAAATGGTGAGCTTGCATACGAGAAGCAACGGTTCTTGCGTGAAGACGGAACTAAGTCGTTTCTTCAACGCCGCCCAAACCCAGAGAAAAGTGGAGACTGGCTTTATTCTCTTTCTGGAATCAGCAAGATTCTTTACAACCTGCCCGCAGTCATTGAGGGAGTAAAGAACAACGAACCTATTTGGGTTGTTGAGGGCGAAAAAGATGCCGATGCTCTAATTGAGTTAGGAATTATCGCAACTACAGGCCCAGGTGGAGCAGGTAGGAACAAGTGGGAGGACGGTTTTACAAAAGTCCTAGCCGGAGCCCATGTTGAAGTTGTTTCAGATAACGATGATGTTGGCAAGTCGTTTGCCATGGATGTACGCGCCAAACTAAATGAAGCTGGATGCACCGGTGGCGTATGGCTCCCTGCTTCAGGAAAAGATACCTATGACCACTTTGCTGCTGGAAAAACTTTTGATGACTTCATCCCTCTTTCCAATTATGTTGAATCACCCGTAGAAGAAGAACAAGAAGAGCCATCTCAAATGGACTCAATTCTTGTGAAGATTAATGACATCTTTGATTCAGAAAACCTCAGTGACTCGCAGAAGCTAAACCGGGCAAGCATTGCTCTTACATCAATGACAATCAGTGAGCGCACTGACACTGGTCGCTTGGTCAACTGGGAAAGTTTCATCTCTGAATCAGACAACGACAGTTTTGATTGGATTATCCCTGGACTACTAGAGCGTAAAGAGCGAGTAATCGTTGTTGCAGCCGAAGGCGTTGGAAAGACAATGCTTGCACGACAGGTTGCAATCCTCTCTGCAGCTGGTGTCAATCCGTTTACGTATCAATCAATGCCTCCAATTAGGACATTGACTATTGACCTTGAGAACCCAGAGCGAATCATCCGGCGCACATCCCGTAGCATTATGAATGCTGCAATCGCCCGTACGCAATTGATGAATGGCAAGCGTATTGAACAGGTTGAAGCCCACCTTCTCATCAAGCCAGCTGGAATTGACTTGCTGAGTGTCTCAGACAGGCTTCTTGTTGAAGAGACTGTTGAGAAGATTAAGCCAGACCTGCTTGTTATGGGCCCTTTGTACAAGTCATTCATTGACTCTGGCAACAGGACAAGCGAAGCTGTTGCAGTTGAGGTTGCTCGCTTCCTTGACTACATTCGTGACCAGTTTGGATGTGGCCTATGGCTTGAACATCACGCACCTCTTGGTTCAAGTCTTACCACCCGTGAGCTTCGACCATTCGGTTCTGCTGTGTGGTCGCGTTGGCCGGAGTTCGGTATCTCATTGCAACCAGACCCAACATCAATGGAAGGCTATGTCTACGATGTGAGGCATTTTAGGGGTGGCCGCGATGAACGCCCGTGGCCGACTAAAATGAAACGTGGAAAGATTTTCCCATTTGAAGTCCTTGAGTATATGAAAGTTGGCTAAGTGTCCAAAGGCGAAGGCGGTTTAACGAGAGAGTTTCTTGCAGAAAGAGACTTGCGTATATTCAAACTAAGGCAAGCAGGTGTAACGCACGGCGAAATAGCCCGTAGGTTCGGCATGTCAAGCAGGGCAGTTGGAACCGCCATTAGAAGACAGCTTGAGAAGCTCAACTCCGAAGCTTTAGTTGCTTACCCGGAGCTACTAAGGATGGAGCTTGAAAGACTTGACTCGCTCCAGTCAGCTATATGGCCAATGACCCAACATCGCAAGATAGAGATGGATGATGGAACAGAAGTAACCGCTGAACCAGACCTGAAGGCAATTCAACAGGTTCTTTCAATAATGGACCGACGTCAAAAACTTCTTGGCATGGAACAAACAAACCTAAACATCCAAATGGATGTCAATTCTCAGGTTAATGTTAGGTCTACTCTTTCCGGCGTAATAGATGTGAGCACTGTAAGCCAGTTCTCCCCTGAATCAGAAGCCCGTAAGCTTTTGGAGATTATGGGACGAAGCGGTGTGCTACCTCCAGATGTAATTAATTCGATACTTGATGAACCAGCAATAGAGGATGGGGAGGTGATTGATGTTGAGGAAACCACATCCGATGGAGGGTATGTTCAGGAAGCCATATCCGACGGAACGAAGGAGTAATACTCCAAAAACAAAAACAAAAGAAGTAGAAGTTCAAATAGCCAAGGGCTTACTGAATATAGGCAACAAGTTCAGGAGCATTAACAAAAACAGGGAACTGCCAGAACTAGACGCCCATGATGTAGTTTTGTTGTCTATGAATGACAATGAATCACTAGAAGACAACATGGAAGAGGTTCAGGACAACATTCAAGCTGCTGTTGATGGCGTCATGAAGGTTGAGGACCTTACCCGTAAGGCAAATACCGGCTCAAAGCCTGGTTTGCCAGCAAACAAACAGGTATTGATTAGGGCCACAGACGAAGACCATGAAAGATGGAAGCTGGCAGCTGCAGAACTGGGTGTTTCTTTGGCTGAGTTTGTTAGGGACGCATGCAATAAGGCTGCTGGCTCTATGGTGTGCCAACACCTTCCGGAACACAGAAAAGTGTACCCGTGGATGTCAAAGTGTTTAAATTGCGGTAAGAGATTTAACTCTTAATAGAATTTAGTTGTAATCACATCACCAGCAATATCGGTTGATGGAGTACTACTTGTCCTGATTAGAACTCGCTTAAGCCATCTATCAGTTCCGTCGTATCTGGCGACAAATGGTTTTCTTCCATGCACTGCCATGTTGTTATTGATAAGCATTAAGTCACCCGTATCAAGAACATAATCAACTACTGACTCTCGAATAGCTCTCTTTAAATGACCCAAGGCATGCTTGGCTTCGTCTGTTGTTCCTGTTACTAGCGTTTCGTCGTATACAAGATGCCACTGACCATCTACATTGCTTAAAACTGTAATTGGTATTGAAGCGTCTTGCTGTCCATCAAGCATAAAGCTTGGGTCTAACGATGTTAAGAAGTTCGGCTTGCATAGCTCTTTGATTACATACTCATCAAGCCTGGAAACTATGTTCTCAGCCTCTGAGATGGTAGTTATACCCGTGGGGTCTCCACGAACACATAGGAGCGCAACTAGGTCTGGTTTATATGGATGGAAAGCTGTTTCTGTGTGTAAACCAAGCTCCACCTTAGAGCTTGTAGATATTTGCATTGACTCGGTTTTCTGTATTGGAAATATGTTCTGAACAAGCATCCCTTTTTGTTCTTGTTCATACCCAATTGGGCTGCCTAGCGACCGTGTAAATTCAAGAAGCTTCTCGTCGCAATCAGTGAAAAGCTTTGAGATATCGTCATGTGATATCGGAGTGGTAGGTATTGAGCCCGTGATGAAGTTTTTGTATATCGAAACAGCTTTATTCATTTTCCTTAACCGCCGAAACGCTCATCATTCCACCCTTTTGCAACAGTAGAGATATTAGCTCTTCATCTGAATGCATGCATGTAAGGATGTCGTCACTTAGGCGATTTACCTTGATTGTGAATGTCTTCGTCTGGCTGTTCTCCTGCATAGTAGTCAAGCTCCTCTTGTTGCATTTTGAAATCTTGGTACTGCGAGTACCCGTAGTCTGCTTCTTCATTGCTTATGCTGCTCATTATTAGCTCCCTGCATCCTCTACTTGCTCCCACTCAAGACCATCTGGCCCTGCGCGGAAAAGCTTCCTAACTCCATCAACCATGCGCCAGGTCCATCCCCACCTGCAACAAGGTAATTCACTATCAGGGTCAATTGCAAAGTGTAGTGGCTTTCCAAACCTACTCATGGCCCTAGGAAGGACTGACCACAAACGAGCAGTGCAGTCATGGCATAAGCAAATGTACCCGTTAACCCATGTGTTGGTTAACCAATACTGAGATGTGTCATTGAACTCTGCATAGTCGCCACTTGCGTCAAAGCACATACCACCAATGATTTGCTTGTAACCATCTTCTTTGTAGCGTTCTGGCATAAACAAAAGGATTGGTCGATGGCATTCGTCGCAGACATGATTGTCATGCTGGTCTGTGTTGATTGCTGACATATCAGCCTCCAGGCAATTCGTCGTACTTAGGGTTAATCATCATGTCATTTATGTGATGCGGCTTCAATACGAAGCCCATGGCCGGATTGTCACTCTTTGGTGCGAATGGCGTAAATGTATTCTCGTTGAAGTCCTTTGAATTCATGTTGATGAAATTGCGAAGACGTTTAACCGAGACGATGATGAATGATTCACCAAGTGTGAACTGATATACCCACCATTTAGCAGTAGTGATGTTGAGTCCGCTTGCAACCCAAACTTGGTTCTGGTCTTGGTCAAGCTGTCGTCGTGGGTTCTGATACAGCTCAACAGCCATATTCCCATTCCTAAACCTGTCAGTCTTTACTTCAAAGTCGCCTTGCTCAAGTGATTCAAGAAAGTCTTTGATTACAGACTCACCCATATGCCCGTAGGCCAAATCGTTTGTGAAGTTGAACTTCTTTGAGGGGATGTCAGCATTGCTCATTGCTTGGCCTTGCTCTTTGGTGGCTTCGCTGGGTCGTGGAGCGATACTCCATAGATTTTGCGGAACTGATTGAGGATTGGCTTTACTGCCTGTGGTGTGCCATGTGTGTAGTACACAGGGCCATGGATGCTTGGTGGGGGTGTGATTTTGTATCCAGTACTTCCTTTATGTTCAATCACAAATCCAAGTGCTGAGAGCTGCCTGAACAGCTCTTTGACTACCTTATTGCCATGGTTCCTTGATGCCATATTATTCCTTTTCATGTAGCTTGATTTAATTGGGTTGCTGGAACTGTACAGGGAGGATTTTATTTTGTCAACATTATTTTGGGGTTGATTTATTGCCCGTGAGCATTTATATTGTTGGGACAGGAAATATCTGAAAGGGATAAAAACCATGAGTGAATACGAGAATGTCGTCCAGGGGACAGCAAAGCGTGGCCGAAAGCCATTGCCAGCAGAAGAGAAGCAACGCCGGGTCGAACTGCAAAAAGAACAGAATCGTTTGCGACAAGAGGCACGCCGCCGAGCTGCTCTAGTCCTTCAGCACCGCTATTCAGAGGAATTCTCTGGGCTGTGCTCGATTGAACTTACTTCATTGAAGAATTCAAAGAACAAGATAAGCAACTAGGGATTGAGTAGTCACCTGGCATTAGTGGGAACGATGTTGCAGGTGGCTACTCATGTAGCCCTCGTATCGGCCCACTCTTATAAGGTGTAGAAACCGTAGTTGGTGACACGTTGGTTCAAATCCAACCGAGGGCACTATGAACAAAAACAAAAACCCAAATAACTACATGAAGTACGGTGGCAAGCCATATGTGATTCTTTGCTATGCGAAGATGAAGGATGGATGGTTCACCCGTGAGCAGTATTTCAATTTTCAATTAAACCGTCGTGAATGGATGAGGGACATTGACCGGACGATGGAGACATTGGAGAAGAATGACTTTATTGAAAGTCGTATTGTTGACGGTGTAGCTTTCTATAAAATCACTGATTGGGGCAAGTATGCATTAGTTGCTCTTGGTGAGACACAGCGCAAGAAACATATTGACTTAAAAGCTTCACACATGAGGGCGAATGAGTTAAAGTCGCGTGTCGGAGCTACAGGAAGTGAATGGGATTATGACTCGTTGGATTAATGAAATGAATGCCGCAGATGAGATTTACAAGAACAAGAAGATGCGTATGTGTGTCTACTGCGGATTGATTTTCAAGCAACGACGCATGAGTGCATTCTCAATTGACGATGTACTGATGCACAACTCGGTCATGTTTGACGATGTAAACGAGTTAGCGACTTTGCTACTTGAACTAACCTCCCGTGGAGTGTTTGAGCAAGTAGACAAAGCCGGATTAACTAAATGGCGTCTCTCATCTTTTGGTATGCGTGTAGCTCCCTTTCTGGGTGCACACGAGATGGCTAACTTAAGTTAGCTTCTAAACCACTTTGTGAGTCTGCCGAAGAACGAAGTCTTCGTAATTGCATTGCGTACGTCCTTGAGTTCTTCAACAACAGCCTGGAATTCCTTCAAGTCTGCTTGTGTTGGAGTTGGGATTTCTGCAAGCTTCTCTTGAACTGGCTTCTTCTTAGGAGCGGCCTTCTTCGGAGCAGCTTTCTTTGCAGCTACTGGCTTCTTCTTGCTTGGTGCTTTCTTTTTCTGTGTCATGGGGAAATCTTAGTCAAGGGATATTGGTCTGTAGGGGAACTGCTACCCGTGCCGGTTTCTAGCCTCTAGCATTGGTTCGTGGACAACGATTACGACAGCAGAATGCTGAAACTAGCCATGGTCCTAGCCACTGCTGTAGAAGCCAAGAACGAGATGGTGGCTGAGGGTGGTATTGGCGAGGACATAAACCAAGTCCTATACGGCTGGCGTGGGAGCTCCCTAAGCGTCGTATCGCAGATGACCGACGCAGTACAGCGTAAGACGCCATATGAGCGCTTTATGGCTGTCTCAGACGCAGTAGCCATACTTCGACAGGGCTGGGGCGTAGATGCTATCTCAATGGTTGCTGAGGGGTATGTAAGTTCTAATCCTGCCGACACCTATGAAAAGAGTCTTGCTACTGAATTCGCTATAGGCAACAAGGCAGTGAATGAGTGCATAACAGTCACCCATGTCGTAAAAGACGAAGTCTCATTTGTAAGCAAGGGATACTCCTATGATGTGCCAAGAAAGGTTGTCTGGCAAGAGGAAGTGTTCGTACCAGGCAGAATGATGGTGCGCAACGAGGAGAGTATGTATCCACTGCTATTTCATACGGCGCTGAAGTTACCTTACGACACGCCAGATGATGAGGTTATGTGGCTCGCCTCAGATGAGTACTACGGCGCACTTGTATTCGGACTACTTGCTAACGGCTTCTCTACTAGGTCATTCGTCTAGCGCTATTACTTACACAGCAAAGCGCAGCCATTTGATATTGTGGCTTCGTTGGCAAGGTTTTCTATTTCCTTTTCTCCTTGCCAATGCTTCGTGTGGCGCTTTATAGTGACAACCAAGCGACGGCAGGCGTTCGGGGTGGTGCGCCTGCCGTCAAGGTTTTGCTACTGCTATGGCCATAGTGGTAGCGAATTTCTAACCCGTAAGCAGTTTGGAGAGAGTGCCACTAATGACACTCTCTCCACCTACTGCTACTTGCTACTAGGTAGGTATATCTGCTGACTAGGCATAATCAGACTGCCATACACCTTGTAGGTGTCATCTATGGCTCGGCGTGTATTGCCGTCACATAAGGCGTGTACAAGGCTTGTAATTGTGTCACCTTGCGAAACGATTATGCCTCGACTAGGGCAGGTGTATCCACTCTCTCTAGTAAATGAGTAGATACCTACTCCTAATCCTACTGCTATGAATACTGCCATTACTCTTTTCATTGGGTGTCTCCTTGTTGGTTGCTTATGAATACAACTTAGGGCATAGGTGGCACAATGTCAAGCATTGTTTGCCCGTATGGCAAACGCAGCGAATTGGGTAAATAAAAAAGCCACCTAGCGAGGGGTGCTAGGTGGCTTTTGTGAGGTGCTTGCTTACCCTCTTAATGCGTCTGCCAATTCGCTTACGGCGTTCGCAAGCAAGTCAAGCAGGTCTGACACGCCTGCGATAATGGCGTCATTATCGTCGGCGTTGACAGCCTCAAACGCTTCTGCAATAGCGTGCAGGTCGTTTGAGGTGCTGTCTGCAATTCCGTGAATTGCGTCTAGGTCAACTTTTTTCATATTCACCTCTTTTCACTTATTCTCTAGTAGGGCTTGTGCCTTACAGATATCAAGATAGGGCATAGGTGGGATATTGTCAAGTTATAAATGAATATTCTTTTGATATATCACAAGGGGTATTTATGTCACTAAGACAAGGCAAGAGGCAAGACATAGCAAGAGGCACTAGAGGCACTAGGAGAGGCTAGGAGAGGGTATGAGGGGCTAGGAGAGAGTGTAAGACGGTCTAAGAGGTTAGAAGAGTGGCAAGGCAGGAGACAGGGTGACAATGGCGCAACCAGATGCCATAAATAGTGACTATCGCTCGAACTTTTTGCGTAGCGGCAAAGTGTGTGTGTAGCTATACGACAGTGTTTGAAGCCGCTATTCCCACATAGATTTATCTGAAGGTGTGCGCAGTTGGATGTTCTTGGTCAGCCTCATGCCGGCTATCAAAACTCCTAAAATAGTTGCGGCCAATAAAGCTACATCAATGAATTTATCTCGGTTCATTTTATGAACTTCTCCTGTATGCCTGGAATGCGCTTATCTTTTACAGAGACGATTGCTTTGTTGATGATGTTCTCTGATTTTATTAGGGGGGAGTCTGTTGTAATTATGTATGCAGGTACATCAAACATTTCTGTTTCATTAACAGTTGCAATACTTTCTTCTACAAGCTTGTTGACATCTACTTCAACACAAACAGCTTCTGTGAACGTCACATAAACCGGCATCTCATATTTGCGTCCGTTAATATCTGCTTCCTGGAATCCAACTAATCGCTTGCCATCAAATACTGCAACCATCACAGCTGCGTCGTATTCGTTTCCAAACATCGTCAAGAAGTATTTGCCGTTGTCTTCGTT